ATCGCTAAGTCGGGCGACAGTGTTCATTACAAAGCACCTATAAACGGTGATCCCAAGAACGGTTATGTACAAACAGACTTTATGTTTGGTAATCCAGTCTGGCAAAAGTTTAGTTTAAATGTTGTCGGCAATAGTGAATTTAAAGGTGTGCATAGGCACATACTATTAGCAAGTATTGCTAAAGCAAGAGGGCTCAAGTGGAGTTACAAATACGGACTTATAATTAGAGATAGTAACAAAGTGTTATCAGTTGATCCAGATGAGATTGCAAAGATACTAATTGGTGGAACACGAAAAGACATAGGCTCAGTTGAAACAATTATAGCTAAAGCTAAACAAGATCCAGAGTATGAAACATTAGTAGCAGATGCTAAAGAATCGTTTGCTAGAGACGGCCTAGTTTTAGAAGATAGTAATGATGCAAATTTTATGGCACGCCTAAGAGATCGCATTGTAACACAAGGTATGCAAGTTATCATAGAAGGTGCTCGTATAGAACACCCTGAAGATATGATATTTGATGGTGCTAGCCAAGGTGCACTTAATGCCATTGCTACTTTAAGATCATTACCTAAGCAAGCCGCCGACATTACAATTAAATGGGATGGCAAGCCTGCAATAATATTTGGACGTAATCCTCAAGGACAGTTTGTGTTAACAGACAAGTCGGGATTTACTGCTAAAGGCTACAACGGTCTAGCAACAAACCCAGAACAATTAGAAAAGATAATGCAACAACGTAGTGGCGAACGAGGTGACCTTGTTAACATGTATAAAACTATATGGCCTGCACTAGAAGCACAAACACCAAAAGGTATGAAAGGTTATCTTATGGGTGACTTGCTATATGTAGGTACACCAACTGAAAGCAACGGTAAGTATACCTTTACTCCAAACACAGTTTCTTATGCAATAGATAAAAGCACAGACCTAGGTGATCAAATAGGTAACAGCATAGCCGCATTGGCAGTACACACATTTAAAAGAAGTCCTGAAGATGCAGGTCAACCATTTAGCGATATTGCACAACTAGGTCAAGGACAAGTATTAATACTAGGTCCTAAAATGTCACAAACACCAACAGTTGATGTGCCAGAAGCACAATTAAGTGAACTTGAATCAACAATAAGAAAGAACTCAGACAAAATTGATGTGTTGTTTAATCCAGCAAGCCTACGTGAGTACCAACTTGCTAACTTGCCAGCTCTAATGAAACAGTACGGTAACGAGAAAGTGCGTCAGGGTAACTTTAGTAATATGGCAGAAGGCTTCTTAGAGTTTGCATCAACTAAAGTAACTCCACAAAAATTAGAAAGACTAACTAAATTTTGCACAGACAATGCACGAGCATTAGAGCTAGTGTTTACATTGTTTAGAATGATAGGTGCTATTAAAACTAAAATTGTTAGACAACTAGACGGTGCTAGTTCAGGTATAGAAGCAAGCATAGATGGCGAACCAGGACATGAAGGATATGTTACTAGCGGTATTAAACTTGTAGATAGATTAAGATTTTCAAAATCAAACTTTGCAAAGAACATACAATAATGGAATTTATTAAAGATATTACAGAAGCAAGAATGTATCGTAGGTTAGGTCAACTAGCAGGCAAAAATGTCAGCGAGTTAGCTAGCCAAACATTCACACATCTATTGATGTTAAGATCATTATATGATCTAGATAAACCTAAAGCAGTTAAGTATGCTAAAGAAATAGTAAACAATTTAAACTTTAATGGCTTCAGAGCAAGTATGCCTGATTTATATAACATGCTGGTCATGATTATAGAACAACACAAATATGCCGACAAGCTGTTTAACAATTGGGAAATAACTGTTCCTGAAATGCGTATTAAACGAGTAATTAGATCTATGTCTCAAGGAGATTTAGATTCAAACGACTTTGCCCAACTAATGTTAATTCTACAACGCAAGTTTCCAAACCTAGACGGTGATCAAATGCGTATGCGTAGAATGGTGCAAAATACTACAAAATCCACATCACAGACCGCAAATGGATGCAAAAACGCCTCTTACAGATGTCGAGAAGAGTAGTTAATTCAGACTTACACCAGCTATATCAACAGGTTAGCGGAGTAAAACTAGACACATAATTTTGGTAATTTCAGCTAAATAAGTGCAGGGAAGAAACAAATTCCCATTTATTAGGAGAAATACAAAATGGCAACATTAACAAGATCACATCCAGTAGCAACAAGTAACAATACTGAATCAATAGGTAACCTACAATTTTTAACAGTAGATTATGTAGCAACAGCGGCTTCAACAGGCCCTGAAGGTGCACAGGCGGCTGTACTTAAAGCAGTTGCGGCAACAGCAACAATTGTAGCAGTTGGACCAATGTTAGACACAAACTCACAACAAACATTTGCTGTTGAAGCAATTAGTGGTGACAACGTGGTTGCGTCAACATTGCAAACAGCAATTCGTGCATTAGGCACAGTTGACTCAGTTGATCTAAGTAATGCAACAGCTACACTTACACTATTAGGTATCTTAACAGCGGCAGTAGTTTAAATAATACAGTAAGAATTTAGAAACCCTGCTTTTTTAAGTGGGGTTTTTATTGGCTAAAACTAGCTATATCAACTAGTTACCGCTATCACCCAGGTTAAATAATTTTGGTAATTTCAGCTAAATAAGTGCAGGGAAGAAACAAATTCCCATTTATTAGGAGAAATACAAAATGGCAACAGTAACAAGAACACATCCAGTAACAACAGAATATGACGTGGAATTTAACGGAAACTTACAATTTTTCACAGTTACATATCCAGGAGCAGTAAATGCTAAAACAGGCCCTGAATCAACACAAGCGGCTGTTCATAGAGCAATCGGCGACGTTGCAACAATTATCGCAATCGGTGCTTTAGGTAACACAAACACAGAGCAAACATTTGCTGTTGAAGCAATTGGTGGCGACAACGTTACAGCGGCGGCGCTTGACGCGGCATTTGATGCATTAGGTACAGTAGACTCAATTAACTGTGCTAACGTTACAACAACACTTAAAGCATTATACATAGCAGTTTAAGTATAACACTTTTGAAAAACCCTGCTTTTTTAAGTGGGGTTTTTTATTGGCTTAAATATCATTATGAATCCAAAACAAGAAGACTGGATATACGAAAGTCCTGATCGTGGTGAGACTGTATTTAGGCGTAAGTTTGGTGACAAGCATTTCCAGCGAGAAGAAATAACACCCGACAAGCCATTAACTATCTATAATGACTTTATGTGGATATACAGAAAAGACTGGGATGACCTAGCTAATAAACATCCAGCAGTAAAAGAACTTCTTGGGAAACTAATCACAATTACAAAGTTAGTAGACGAATGATAGTCTGTTGGACATTGGCAGATATTACTAATACAGGAGTTACTCGTATGCCTAGTAATAGTCCAAGTATAAAATTACGTAATCAGCAACGTAATTACGAAACATTTTTGCAATTAATAAGTATGCGTGGTCAGCCTACAGTTATAATAGCGCCAACAATGTTGACTAATAGAGATATTACTACACTACCCTTTGGCAAAACTTATCTTCAGGACCTGGGATTCAAATACAATGTGTGGATGTTTGCATTTGAAAGTGAGCAAGAAAAAGTATTTGATAATACAAGTGGACAATTAGGAGCGTTAATGTCTGATTTTAATGGTTGTCCTATCATAATTGGTATGGACGAAAATGCTAAAATAACTAATACAATCAATACGATAGGTGAAAAGTGTAATACCTTTTTCCTACACCAAAACCAGTAACGATGATAAATAAACGCAAAGCATCACAGAACGAACACAAAGACTAGGCACATTAAGGCTCATTACCAACCCACTAGATTCAGTGATAGAAACCTATTGATGGAATTTATAAAATGAGTGCTGTAAAAATTGAAAAAGAAAACCTAGAAGCTCACGTGGAATTGTGTGCAGAGAGGTATAACGCATTGGAAGATAAACTCGACAACGTTGAGAGAAAAGTTAGTTCACTAGAACTAGTTGTTAATGAAATCAAAGAAATGATTACACATAACAATAATTCACGACAAAAACAATTAATCAAATATAGTGTAACCATAATCGGTTCGCTAATAGTATTAGTAGGATGGATGGCGGCAAACTATATGTTACCTTACATCTTTACTGCTGTATAATCATGACTATGGCAACTTTAACATTTGATAAATTTAACAGTCTTGCCAAGCAGAGTCTTGCATCAGTATCTAAAAATATAATTGTAAAAAAACAGAACACATACGAAGTGTTCGGAGAGTTCAAAATAATTAAAGAAGAATATTGTTTTGCTGTTCACCGTAATGGAAATGAAGTTGCATCTTTTCTTTCATCACGCAATGCTCTTAGCTATTGTATATTTCAAAAATACTTTCGTTATGAGGATGCTGGCTTACTAGAAAGATTAGACGGTAGATTACAGTCAAAGATATTTGATATTGAGGTAGCAAAAAATATATTGTCTAACTCAGCAGACCAATTAAAGAGATTCACAGCCTTAGCTAGAGTTGAAATATACATTGATGACACAAAGGTGATTAAAGAACAAATCAATGATGTTGTCAACATGGCTAAATACTTCCAACAAAGGGAATTAGACAATGAAGTTAACTGATATACAACAAAAGACAGACGCTAAATTTATTAATCGCGTGATGAATGCACACTTTGAATCAAAAGTAAATGTTTCTGCATTGAAAGAAAATACTGCACGTACAATGCTTACTAAAGTTAGAGCGTTAATCAAAGAAACTAAAGGTACACACAAGTTCCATACCAGTGAGAAAAGCCCAGCTTATCTACAACTGCTTATGATGGAACAATCACTAACTGCTCAATTACAAGAGTATGGTGCTGACAGTGCTAGGTATCAGGGTGGAACTGCTTATTCTGCAAATACTACACCATCAGTGATGACAGACATTAAAGATGAAGATGAAGACGAAGATGAAGACGAAATGGAAGAAGCATGTGGATCTTCACATAAAAAGAAAAAAATGAAAGAGTCTAAATTAACAGAATCAGAAGTTGAAACAGCACAGGTTGTTTTAGCCGCACAAGATATGTTAGATAAAGTACAAAGCATGTTAGAAGATGTTGCAGATATGCAATTTAAAGATCTTCCTAATCTTGTTGAAATGATGAGAAATGAAGTTGGTGTTAATGAAGCACAGGCTTACCTAGATTCACAAACAGCAACACTATCTAGTTTAGTAACAACATTAGAACAAGCTAAAGCCGCCATGACAACAACAATGGCACCGTTAACAGGTGACCAAGCATTAACACCAGATGAGTTTGCTACAGAACCAGACTTAGATGCAGGTGTTGACAACGATACACCACCAGATTCTGGCATTGAAGCAGATAGCGACGGTGATATCACTGAACCAGATTTAGAACCAGACCTAGGCAGAGAAAGAAGATAAATGAAACTGTTTGAGGTCAGTGGGCCCGCACTAGAACTAGCCTCTTTGGTACAGTACCTAATAGGTAAGAGTGACGAGCTTAATACTAAACCTCAAATTAAAACAGATACATTCATTGATATGGCAAGACAAACAGGTATAAACATATCGTTTAGTAATTTGCAAGCACTATCAAATCAAAACCCTTTAAAAAATATGATCACAAATCTAAATCAAGACACTATTGAATTTGGAATTGCAAATGGTGATCAAAAAATGCCTGTTGATAAAGCAAGAGATGTTGTTAAACAAATGGCAAAAAGATCACTACGCAAAAGAAATTAGATAACTACTATTATATGCTCCAAGCAAGAACCCATTCTCTAGCCAGACTGGGTTTTTTTACCACTCAGGGTTGACACAAGCACATAAATAGCGTAGTATACTAATTATAGTGTCGCAGAAGGATTTAGGAATAATATACCACCAAAAGTAATAGCCACACTAGGTAATTTACAATTTATACCAGCTAAAGAAAATAGTAGCAAAGGAACACAATGCTTATTAAGCAAGGAGAAATTATATGTCTTATAGCGATAAAGTATTAGATCATTACGAAAACCCCAGAAACGTTGGCTCATTTGATAAAAATGACCCTAATGTGGGCACTGGTATGGTTGGGGCTCCAGCATGTGGGGATGTGATGAAATTGCAAATCAAAGTATCGGATACTGGCATGATTGAGGATGCTAAATTTAAGACATACGGTTGTGGATCAGCTATTGCATCAAGCTCACTGGTAACGGAATGGCTTAAAGGAAAAACCTTGGACCAGGCATCGGAAATCAAGAATTCTGCTATTGCAGAAGAGTTAGCGCTTCCACCGGTTAAAATTCACTGCTCAGTACTTGCAGAAGATGCAATTAAAGCGGCAGTTGCTGACCTTAAGTCCAAGAAAAAATAA